GGCTGCATTGTATCAAGTACCATATCAGAACATGGTGCAATTCATGTTTCAAATGCAAAATGAGCAACAGTTCAATAATCTATATGATAAATTAAAAAGTCAGGGCTCAGTATACTTTTTATCAACTTCCTTTCTAAGGGGGTTGACATTTGATAATACAATCATTATAGTAGATGAATGTCAGAACATGAACTTTCATGAACTGGACACAATTATTACCAGAGTCGGTCAGGATTCAAAGATTGTATTTTGTGGAGACTTTGATCAAACAGATTTGGTGAGGCAAAATGAGAGAAATGGTCTACATGACTTTTTACGAATTTTGACAGAAATGGATGAATTTAGTTGCACAGAATTTACTATTGGTGATATTGTTCGTAGTGGATTTGTTCGTAGCTATCTCATCAACAAAATCAAACTTGGCATAGGAATTGAATAATGAATTTAGAAAAACTTAGAGAACAACTAGAAATTGATGAGGGTGTAAAATATGAAATTTACAGAGATCATCTTGGGTACGCTACTTTTGGTATAGGCCATCTGGTTCTTGAATCTGATCCCGAATATGGGCAGGACGTAGGGACTTCCATCGACACTGTTAGAGTCCATCAAGCCTTCGAATCAGATTGCGAAAGTGTCTTACGAGACTGTAACATCCTTTACGAAGACTTTGATGATTTGCCGGAAGAAGTTCAACAAGTAATTGCCAATATGATGTTTAATATGGGGCGGCCGCGTTTGAGCAAATTCAAGGGTATGAAACGTGGTGTTGATGCAAGAGATTGGAATGCGGCCGCAGACGAGATGGTTGACAGCTCGTGGTATCGCCAAGTAACTAATCGTGCAGATAGGCTTGTGGAGCGAATGCGTAAAGCACATCCGCTGTATAGAGAATATGATTGAAAATGAGAACCTTTAATCATGTACCAGTGGAATTACCAGAGCTAAAGACTAAAACAATTGATCGCAAAAGATTCTATGTAACACCACATAATAATTATTACCCATCAATCACAACAGTTTTATCAATCCGAAATAAAAAAGGATTGATGGAATGGCGTAATCGTGTGGGCAATGATGTGGCTAATTATGTTGCGAGTAAAGCTGCAGCAAGAGGAACTAAAGTTCACCATATGTGTGAGGATTATCTAAACAATCAACATACAGAATTGCCTGATAAATGGGAGAAACATAAAAAGGATTTTCTTCCTTGGTGTATATTTAGTGAATTAAAAGACAAAGTGTTGGGTAATATTAATGACATACACGCTCAAGAATGTGGTCTTTATAGTGATAAATATAAGGTAGCGGGCAGAGTTGATTGTATTGCAAAGTACAATGGTGTACTTTCAATCATCGACTTCAAGACATCGACAAAAGAACGATCTGATAGTTGGAATGAAAATTACTATATTCAATGCTCTGCATATGCAGAAATGTTTACCGAGAGAACAGGTATAGAAGTTTCACAAATTGTTATTTTAGTAGTAACAGAAGATGGAACCGTCCAAGAATTTATTAAAGAAAAGTACGAGTATTTAGATAGTCTAAAGGATTCCGTTGCAGAATGGGGAAGGCAAAATGAAACAGATAGTAAAGGCCACCCACTTGTTTATAGCTAGCTTTCTATTTGCAGTGGCTCTAGTAACGCTATCGTCATCTGTTACAGCACAGACTATGTGCATTCCTAAGCTTGCTATGGTAGAAGCAATGGAACGCAAGTATGATGAAAAAGAAACAGAGTATGGTATAGATAATCGCAGCGCAGGCTATGTTGGTGTGTATGTAAATGCCAAATCAAAAGATTTTACTTTTACTATGACGCCTAAAGGTCAGCCTAATGTTCTTTGTGCAATTGCTACAGGTAAACAATGGGAACAACTGCCCGGAATATCTAAAGGTGTTATATCTGATGGTTCGTTAATTAGTATCTCTTATAATAAAGACTCAGGTCTTTGGCAGCTAATGTATGTCAACAAAGCAACAGGTAATATTTCTATGGTAACGCATGGAAACTCTTGGGAACGTGTCATTAATCTCAATGCTTCGTCTATTTAAAATAAGGTATAGATAATGAATAAAACTAACATGGCTGTTGGTGTAGTACTTTTAACATTATTAACACCAATCATTGCTTCGGCCGAAGGCGAAGCAATGGGTAAAGAACCTTTAGTACAGGTAAATAAACCTATATTTTGTGGCGACTCTTCTAGCTTGTTAAAATATCTTACTGAAAAATATAATGAAGCTCCTGTTGTAATTTTTAATGAACAAAATGGTATGGAAAGTCAAGTTGTAGTTTTTGCAAATGTAGAAAAGGGAACTGCTTCTGTTGTAGAAAATTTTCCTAATGGAAAAGGATGTTTATTAGCAACCGGCCATGATGTAATGATTATTCCCGTAAAAAAAGAAGGTTCCGACACTTGATTTTTTTTGTAAAACACCTTGACAAAAATCATTTGCTGTGTTATAAATATAGTACAGTTTGATGATACGGACTGAAAGTTGTACAGGACTTGGGGGCAGTACCCAACGCCTCCACCAAAAGGAGATTGGTATGATTGTATTAGTATTTAAATACCAAGGGGAGGGTCAAGATGAAGACCCAGACCCTGTTCGCAAAGGAAGCCGTTAAGTGGATGTTTAAGGCTTATGTAGTTTGGAGTATTTGTGCAGATATATTTCTTCTTGGTGGAATTGCGTACCTAATCTTTTTTTGATGGGGGCGAAATAGGATCGACTGGCAGTGTATAGGAAAGTGGAGAATTGTGGATTGACCGCCTTATAGGTCAAATTCGTAAATGCAAACGATAATATTGCATCTCAAGATTACGCTCTAGCAGCGTAGTTGGATAGGGTTTCGGTGGGTTTCCTAGTAACAGAATAACCCACCACTTTATTGAAAAAAGGAGTTGACAAGTAGATATTATTATGTTATACTCTATAAACAATGTCACTGATGATATTGTTATCATCTTGAAAGGATGAATTATACTATGGTTACTACTACTACTCAGACCGCTAAGGTCGCTAATGCACTAAAGAATGGTGCAGAACTTACCGCAAAACAGATTTCAGCACGTTATGGTGTTAAGAATGTTCGTGCGGTGATCAGTAAACTACGTTCAGAAGGTTATTCTATTTTTCTGAATAAGCGTGTATCGTCTTATGACGGTGAAACCTACATGAAGTATCGTGTTGGTACAGCACCTCGGTCTGTTGTTGCTGCTGGTTATGCCGCTCTTCGAGCTGCGTAAAGAAGTACAACGGGTGATGCCGTAATACATCCGTGGGGGGCCATGGTTAGCCCCCCAACTTAATATAATGAAGGATACAAATGATACCAATGGCTTTAATCACAACAAAAAATTTTACAATTGCAATTGAGAACATTGCAAAAGAGAAGCATATTACTCATATGGATGCTGTTTTACATTATTGCGAAAAAGAGGGTATTGAACCTGAGTCTGTCAGCTCTCTTATCTCAAAGGGTCTTAAAGAAAAGATCGAAGCAAACGCAAGAGACTTAAATTTTTTGCCGAGGCAAGCACAACTACCAATCTAGACAATGGAACCGATTGACGTTTATTTAATGTATTGTGCTATGAAAGCACATTTTAGTAAGAATGATTATGACTTCTTAACTTACAAAGGTAAGAGTCGTGTACCCAGAAATTCGTTCTATAAACGTAAGGACAGATTTTTCTTTGCCAGGCTTTCTAAAAAATATGAAGATCATGAGGACATTAAGAACTATCTAGTTGCTAATTTCATTGTGGATAAACAAGGCTATGTTGCAAATTTTAATGATAAAAATTACGAACAATGGAAAGAGAAAAGAAACAATTTCTATGACATATTCACCGAAGAAATTCGTCCATTTGTAAAGAATTTTAATCCAATATTTGAGGTAAAAAATTCTGAACATCCACTTATCCTAAAAGAATATCTTGGCAAAAGAGTATCACTTGAAACTCTTATCATTCTAGATGAGCTCGTAGGATTTACTAAAACTTGGAACAGACGTTTAGCAGAGGATTATATATGGTACGATCTTAAAAAATTAATGGAAAATTACAAAAGGTTCTTGACAATTGATAAGAATTGTTATAGAATACAATTATTGAAACTCATAGAGGAGTCTAGTGATGAGTAGTAGTGAAGAACTTGAACGTAATAAAGCGTTCTTGGAAAATGAAGTTCAAGTGCTGACAAGTAGAGTAAAAACACTTGAGTGGGAGTGTACAGAGTTGCAGCAATCTAACTCTGAATTGTCAGAGCGAGTTCAAAAGCTAGCATCTCGGCAACCGGCGTGGCCAAAGGGATATCGTCCACAAAGGCGACACAACTCAGCTTAAGTTGATAAATGGTTTGCCGGAGTAGCTCAGTTGGTAGTAGCAGTTGCCTTGTAAGCATCAGGTCAGGAGTTCGAATCTTCTCTCCGGCACCATTTAATTAGAAGATTACATGAAAGAAGAAGTGAAGAGATATAGGTAGGTATGAAATGAAAGCTAAAGATTACGTTATCGTCACAGCAATTTCATCGTATCGTATGCGTTATGTAATGCACCGTGATGATCTACAGAAAAAAAATCCATTAGACCCTGTTAATGCTATTGAATGGGCTCACGATACGGTTATTATGGAAAGATGTGAAGAGTTCTCTCAAGAGCATATGGGAGAGTATATCATTGATACTATGGAAATGAATGAAGATGATATCGTTGAGCTTTTCGATAAAGAAAATGATTATCTTAGTGAGTGGACAAGAGAACAAAAACTTAACTTGGTGAGGAAAAGCATTGATTCAGATGAACAGCTGTACCGTGCCGGAGATGGTGTTTCACAGGACGATAAGACTGCGGTGAAGTCGCCCAGACAATCTATTGCAGAAGCCATACTTGCTGCCGAACAGGGGAAATCCTCTGCCCAGTTCAATCTGGGTTTTATGTATGAAAATGGAAAAGGTGTTGCGAAGAATTATAAAATTGCCCTGAAGTGGTACAGACTTGCTGCTGAACAGGGGGATGCCGATGCCCTGACCAATCTGGGTAATATGTACCACAACGGTTACGGTGTTCCCCAGGACGATAAGACTGCTGTTAAATGGTGGAAACTTGCTGCCGAACAGGGGGATGCCAAGTCCCAGTACAATCTGGATATCATACTCCGTAGAGGAGAATATGATGACTAAGTATATTGTATCTAACTCTTTGATATGTGGATATGATGTTGCTGGCCATGGGAAAGACTACTGTAATAAATGTGCAGAGAAGTTGGAGAAGGTAAATGGAAGTAAAACTAATAGATCGCATGGGAAATGATTTGTCAGTAGTAAATGCTGCCCGTGTTTCCTTCGCAAAAGTTCACGAACAATTTGATGAGAAGAATGATGTTGGACTTATCAATTATCTTGCAAAGCATAATCATTGGAGTCCCTTTGGTCATGCTTCCATGCAATTTCATATCAAGGCCCCTGTATTTGTCGCAAGACAATTAGTAAAGCATCAGATAGGATTGACATGGAATGAAGTGTCAAGACGATATGTAGATACAGAAGTTGAATTTTATGAACCTAAAGAATGGCGACTTGCAGCAGAGAATAAGAAGCAAGGTTCATCAGAGGAAACGGTAAAATATAGTATTTTTCCGGCACACAAATTTGCCAAACAATGCTATGAGAATATGTTGAATATGGGTATTGCACCAGAAATGGCTCGTATGGTTTTACCCCAATCAATGTATACAGAATGGTATTGGAGTGGCACATTATATGCGTTTGCTCGTGTATGTAATCTACGATGCAAACCTGATGCACAGAAGGAGACACAGAATGTTGGATGGGGCATTGACAAGTATGCAAGGAAACTCTTTCCTGCCAGCTGGGCCGCATTACGAGATGCATAAAGCGCTTGTCATAGGTAATGGTGAATCACGATCATGGTTTAGACCACATGGCCACTATAGTAGAATTTTTGATGAAGAGGTTGTGACATGGGGTTGTAATGCGATTTATCGTGATGGAGCTGTTCATAATCTTGTTGCGGCAGATTATGCCATGCAGCAAGAAATATATGATTCTGGTTATTGCTTAGACAATCCAGAGTATGGAGATATAAAGGTTATTCACTTTGCTAATTGGAGTCCAGTACCAGCTGATGTTGCAGAGGTGATGTTTATGGGATATGACATTCCAGAGGCTTTTATTCATAGAAGTAAGAATAGAACTGATCAATGTGTTATATCAGGAAAAGACCCTCTTACATTGCAAGAGAAAATTGAAAATGCTATTTCAATGAATCCAAACCTTGATATGAATGATCTAAAACTCAAGATGGAAAAGGATGTCGGAGTTTGGATTACCTATGTTGAACCGAATGATGATGTAGTTCCTATTGATTATCCTGTAGGCTGGTCTGCTGGTAATACCGCACTTTATCTTGCATGTCAGAACGGTGCTAAAAAAGTTTATGTTTTGGGATTTGATTTAAGCTCATATGATCAACCATTAAACAATATGTACAAAGGTACGAATAATTATTTGCCTCTTGATGCAAAAGGGTTTAATCCTGTGAATTGGTATAATCAGATGAAAGCAGTATTCAGAGAGTTTTCTTTATATGACACTAAATTTTATTTGGTAGATTCGACTGCTAAGTTTGATGAGGATAATGTATCCTATATAACAAAGAATGAATTATGTGAGGAGTTAAAAATAGTATGACCGGCGTACCACTATTTCCAACAGGTCTGGTAAAGCAATACACAACACCTAAGACCTTTATGGACGACTTGGATTTGTCTAAATTCACATTTGAAAAATTCAAGGGACAAACTAAGCTTAGAACAGAGAAATTCAATAACATACTTCTTCAGCCTGAATTCAAAGAGATAAGGGTTTGGGTAGAATGGTGTGCTAAGAATTTTCTTGATAATGTGTTGGAGATGGAATATGAAGAGTTCTTTCTTACAGAGAGCTGGTTGAATATTAGTGGTAAGGGTGGATATCAGAAGGTACATAATCACTCCAATTCAATTATCAGTGGAGTGCTGTATCTAAAGTCTAAGCCTGAGCATCCGCCTCTAATATTCAAAAAACAGAAGATGGAGTTTGAACCTTTTATTTCACTAACAGAGCATTATAAAAAAGGTAATCCAAACACCGCACACACTTTATCATTTCCTTGCACAGAGAACACTATGCTTGTTTTCAACTCGCATCTGTATCATGGCCATGAAGCAAGTGAACTAGAAGAAGAGCGCATTGGTATTGCATGGAATGGTCTAGTCAATTTTGTAGAGAAGGATAAAGACATATATAGGATACAGTTTGTTAAGAAAGATACTTGACATTCTGTATAAAACAGTATACAATATAATAATCAACATACAATAACACACATTAACATAAGGAAATATAAAATGTCGTTAGCTCAAATGAAGAAATCTAATTCTTTGGATCAACTGCTTGGTGCAGCACAGTCCGAAAATCAAACCCAAGAAAAGAAGTCCTATAAGGACGAGCGTTTGTGGAAGCCAGAACTTGATAAGACAGGTAATGGTTATGCAGTGCTTCGTTTTCTGCCCGCAGTAGAGGGTGAAAATATGCCTTGGGCAAAACTTTGGAACCATGCATTTCAAGGTCCAACTGGTCAGTGGTATATTGAGAACTCTTTGACCACTCTCGGCAACAACGATCCTGTATCAGAGATGAACTCTGCATATTGGAACTCTGGTGTAGAATCCGATAAGGAAATCGCTCGTCGCCAGAAGCGTAAGTTGCAATATTACTCTAACATCTATGTTGTGAGTGATTCCAGGCATCCCGAGCATGAGGGTAAAGTATTCCTCTTTCGGTATGGTAAGAAAATCTTTGATAAGCTTATGGAGGCGATGCAGCCTGCATTTGAGGATGAGTCTCCTGTCAATCCTTTTGATTTTTGGCAGGGTGCGAACTTCAAGTTGAAGATTCGTAAGGTAGATGGCTATTGGAACTATGATAAGTCAGAGTTTGAAGCTCCGTCGGCATTGTTTGGTAATGATGATGACATTGAGGAAGTATGGAAGAAGCAATATTCTCTTGATGATTTTACTGCTCCAACTAACTTCAAGTCATATGATGAATTGAAGACTCGTCTTAACATGGTTCTTGCTGGTACTACTACGGTAGGAAACGTGACTGCCTTGATGGAAGATGAACCTATGGCGGTTACTGTTACTCTTGATACAAAAGAGGAGCCTACTCCTACTGTAACGTCACAGGCTACGACTGATGATGACGATACGATAGATTATTTTCAGAAACTTGCTGAAGATAACTAATCGTTAAACTCTACTAAAATCCCCTCTGCGAAATCAGAGGGGATTTTTTTTATGCTGCAACATTGACTGCTCCAAGCAAAGGACTAGGATGAAACATTGGTGTTGAAGTTGAAGTCATATTTGATTGACTATTATTAACTGTATTAACAGGTGCATTTACTATAGCTGAACCACCACCGCCCGTGCCTCCCATACCTCTGTTTATTCCTGATGATAATATTTGTTCTGTCCTTTGAGTCATGACTTGGCC